CAATTTTTACTAATGGAGTTTTTCCCTCTGGTGGTGAAGCTGGTGATGGAGGTGGTATAATTCAAGTTGCTCATGGTAGTAACTCAGGAGAACAATATTATTATAAAATTAATGAGGGCGTAAAAATGGCTGCTTGTTACGCTGACATTACTCCCAGAAATAGCAGCAATAAAATATTAATATTTGCATCTCTTGATGGTGTTGCACATAGGGGCGGTTCTGGCAACTCTCAAGCTGGTGAGTTTGAAGGTTGGTTAGGGTATAATGCAAGCTACAACGGAAATACGGTTACATCCTCTGGGTCAGGTGTCTCAGCTTGGACAAACATTGGAAATATAACAGGTTTGGGTGCTTGGTACAATACCTCTCAAGCTATTGGTTCTTATACTTGTTGCAGTTTACATTCACCAAACACAACAAATATTTGCAGATATACAATAATTGTCAATAGACGGTCTGCTGTATATTTTAATAATGAGTTTAATACTGGCCCTGACGCTGGGGGAACCGACCAAGGTACAACACTCTTACTTATGGAGGTTTCAAGTTAATGACACAAAATAAATTAAGATATGGACGACTAGATGCTATTGAATCTTTAAAGCCTAATTGTTTACAACATAATGATTTCTTATCTAAAGGGAATCCTATATTTCCTTTGTGGGATGAAAGTAAAGACGGGACAGCACCAACATTAGAAGAAATTGATGCTGAAGTTGTACGTTTAAATAATGAAGTTTATCCATTAGCTAATTTACGTTATATAAGAAATCAATTATTAGCAGAAACAGATTGGATGGCTAACTCTGATGTAGCAATGCCAGATGCTTGGAAAACATATAGACAAGCATTAAGAGATTTACCAGCTAACACGTCTAACCCTGCAAACCCTACATGGCCAACTAAACCAGAATAATTATGGGACAAACACAAGTGAGCAATGGTGGGATACAACCTACCATTCTCGAACCAATACAAAATTTATATACTGGATCTACTATAGTCTTTACGGTAACTGTTGCATCTAAAGATTCTACTCACAGATACAACGGTCAAGGTTCTAGCAACGGTTATAAAATAGATGGTAAGTTTGCCCCATTTATTGTACTAACGCCAGGAATTACCTACAAATTTGACCAAGCAGACAGTAGTAACAGTAACCATCCATTACGTTTTTACAAAGATGCGGCTAAGGTCACAGCTTATACTACAAACGTAACAACAAACGGCACTGCTGGTTCTAGCGGTGCTTACACACAGATTGTCACAGATGATGCTACACCTACGATTCTGTACTATCAATGCAGCCAGCATGGTCTTATGGGTAATGCTGTGCAAACAAACGGACTTGCAAGTAGTGTACCAGATGACGGTAGTATCACTACAGCTAAGTTAGCTAATGATGCAGTTACTACAACAAAAATAGCTGATGAGTCAGTAACTTTATCTAAATTACCTCATGGTACTAGCTCTAATAATGGTAAATTTTTAAGAGCAAACAATAATGGAGATCCTACCTTCGAGTCAGTACCTAATCAAAATTTACAGGCTCCAAATGGTCAAACTAGAATATTAGTTGATAACACAGATATAAATATAGGCTATGCTCCTTTAAAATTTGATACTGACCCAAATAACGTATTTAATATTAAAATTCAAGGGCCATCTACATTAACAAAAAATAGTTCATTTACACTTCCAGAAGACGGGTCTAATGGGCAATTTTTAAAAACAAATGGGAGTGGTGCATTAAGTTTTGAAACTGTTAATACTGATTTAAGTTCTGACAGTTCACCTCAATTAGGTGCTGATTTAGATACGAATGGTAATGATATTGATTTTGCTGATAACGATAAAGCAACTTTTGGTGCTAGTCAAGATTTAGTTGTACGTCACAGTAATAGTGACAACAATTCTTATGTAGAAGAATCAGGTGGTGGTAGTTTAGTTGTTAAGTCAGATGATTTTTATTTACAAAATGCTGGTGCTAACCATACACAAATAAAATCTGATTCAGATGCTGAAGTAGAACTTTCACATAATGGTACACCAAAATTCCAAACTACACAGGACGGAGCAAAAATTTTAGGTACTGGTAATCTTATATTACCTTCTGGAGATACGAGTCAAAGAGGTTTAGCTCAAGCTGGTTCTATTAGATATAACACCCAGACATCTCAATTAGAAATACATAATGGAACTACATGGGTAGGAGTTGGCAAAAGTACACCACAAATTGTAAGCGTATCCAATCAAACCACTAATGGTGCCGCTGGTACTACTATGGTTATTAAAGGCGAAGGTTTTGTTAGTGGTTGTACTGTTCACTATGTTGGAAATGATAACACTAATATCGCAGCAGGCACAGTAACGTTTAATAGTTCTACGCAACTTACTATTGTGAGTCCAGCATTGACTGTAGATAAAGCACCTTACGCTATAAAAGTAACTAACCCAGATGGCGGTTTAATAATAGCAGCACCAGAAGTAGAAGTTACTGCGGGTAGTGCACCAAACTGGACAACAGCCCAAGGTCAATTAGGTGGCGGTGCTATACAGAAAAATGCTGCTGTAAATATAACTGTTGCAGCGTCAGACGCAGATGGGCAAGCTATCACATACTCTGAGACAACAAGTGTTTTAACATCTAATAGCAATACGCCTGCTGCTACTATGAACTTATCGTTAAACAGTTCGACAGGTGTAATTTCTGGTACATCTCCTAACGTATCCGCAGACACAACATATAACTTTACACTTAGAGCAACTGATACTGCTACTAACTTTGCAGACAGAAACTTTTATATTATTGTACAAGCTGCACCACCTCCTAGCTATTGGTTTAGAGGATCATCACAAGGCGGTAGTGGTTTAGCAAGTGGCGTAACTTGGAGTCATACAGGTTATTATCCTAATGCTACTGGTGGATCTAACGCTAACTCAGATAGATTGTATAACTATGGTCAAGGTAACTCAGGTACATACGCTGGCTTTAGACAAACTGGATATACAAATGGTATTACAATACCTGTAGGACACGACAGATGCGACATCTATATAAGTTCAATCCAAAGAAATAACTATTCAAATGGTAACCAATGGACTTCAACACAACCAAGTGGTAACTCCGCAGGTACTGCTGCGTTTGGTGATTTAATGAGCAACCCTAGTACAGGACTGCATACTTATACCATACCCTCGGCAGATCAAGGTCAAGTAAGGTATTTCACAATGACAGGATACGCTGGGCAAAATGGTTATTGGCAACAACAAGTTACTTTAGTAAAAACATACAACCAAAACAATCCATAGAGGTAAAAGACGCATGGACAACATTCCAAGCATCTCAATCCCCAACATAGATCAGATACAAACTATATCCATACCTTTACCAACAGCTGATGTACCATCTTACAAGCCGCTTATTGTACCTCCGAGCGATCTTCGCAGACCAGAGGGGACTCAATCAACGGAAACCAAAAAAGAACAACCAGAACAAAGAAAACTAGACATACCTATTATAGATGTCCAGATGCCAGTTCCATCGCCTGAAGTTATGGTTACGGCTGTAACTACAGCGGTGGCAGCTGTGGCTACCACAACACTGGCTCAACCTTTTTTTGATCTTATAAAAAAACGTGTTCAAAAATTCTTACAAGGTAAGATTGACAAATGGAAGAAAAAAAGAAAAAAGGTTTAATGGATGGATGTGATACACACGAAGAACGCATGGAAATTGTGTCTACAATAGTAAGACTAGGCGTTGTAGTGTGGAGCGGATTTATAATAACATTAAACTATGTAGATGTACCAATGCTTAAAAAGTCGTCAAGTGCTGCGGATATAACTTTCGTAGCTTCGATTTTTGCGGGCGGTATTGCTAGTTTTGGTTTGTCTACATCAAACGGAAAAAACGGTAATGGCAAAGGAGAGTTAAAATGCTCTGAATGTCAAAAAATAATCAAATGAAAAAATTTCTACTACTAGCATTGTTGATACCAGCAGCTGCTAGTGCAAACACCGTGACACCGCAGTTTACACAAGGTAGTATGAACGCTACTACAACCACCACTCAGACTATAACAGAAGTGACGCAAAAACAAGTTTTTGGGGCGGCCACGAACACTTGGTCTGGATCTAACGTAACACCGTCTGCAGATATATCTGGGAGTGGTACAACATTCACAGTTACTGATACATCGTTACCTTGGACATTAGAAACAACAAGTCGAGCCGCAGGGTTAGTAGAGCAATGGGATACAACAACAAACTATACCATAAACTCTACTACTACCTCGCTCTCTGTATTCTCACAGTAACTCCAGCATACGCTGAAGGTGAGACAAACAACACTTCCAACCCCGTGGCCGCAGCTACGGGAAATGTTACCAATCAGGCAGTGCAATTTCAGAACAATGGTGCACCGTCTAGACAGCAATACGGCCCTAGCATATCCTGTAACGGGTCAACAATGACTTTTAGCCCCTTTTATATGGGTAATGATACCTCACCATACGACCCCGAAGGGTACGTAATTAGTGAAAACTGGGGCTTTCAAGTTAACTTTATGATACCTCTTGACAAGCGTGGTCTAGAACAATGTAGACGCATAGCTAAACGTCAGGAAGAAAAGATGCAATTAGACTTTGAGCTTGTACGTGCACTGAAATGTGCAGAATTGCAGCAAAGGGGCTTTACTATCCGCCCAGGGACACGTGTTTACCACATGTGCCAAGACATAGTACCAATACAATCATTATTACCAAAAGAAGATGCTAGCACTACTAAAACCAATCGTTTTAACTTTTTTAAAAAGTGAGAAATTTAAGTTATTTGTAGTTGATTTGTTAGAAAGATTAGCTAAAGAAAGTGACAACGACCTAGATGATAAGGCTGTAGAGTTTATCAAACGTGGTCTATTTCCTCCAAAGGTGGTTATAAGTGAGTGATGTAAAACGCATACCCCGCAGAGCTGGCGAGGATGAGTTTAATGAACTACATAAACTAATAACCCAAGAGCTTACTGCAAGGGTACGTAGTGGCGAGGCTACTACAGCTGACCTTAAAGTTGCCGCTGACTGGTTATACAAAAACGACATTACAGGTGTGGCGTTCGATACGTCACCCTTGTCTCAGTTAGCAGACATTATGCCGACTGTCGATTTTGACACTGTACAAAATGCGATAATTAAAAATGGCTCCTAAAAAACTACCACGTAACAAACTTAAAAAAAGTGCCAGAAACTACAGGGACAACCCCGAATCACGGGCCAAGAAAAATGCCGCCCAAAGACAACGTAACAAGACTAAATCAGCGATTGCGTATAGAGTTGAGCTCAAACGAGCAAGACGAAAGGCAGGGGCGGAAGGTAAGGGCGGAAAGGATTTTTCACACACTAAGTCAGGAAGATTAGTCCGTGAAGACCCATCTAAAAACAGAGCAAGAAACCGTGGTAAAAAATGACACCAGTACTTCCTAGTTATAAACATTACACACAAAACTTAATAGCCATGACCTCATCCGAAGCAAAACGTATGTGGAGACACGCTATCAAGGAGGCAAACAATTATGAATGTATCTATTGTGGAACAAAACATTGCGAACATGATCTTACCATTGACCATGTACGCCCCAGATGTGCTGGCGGTAGTCACATGTCTAGGAACTGCGTACCAGCCTGCGTCAAGTGTAATCAAAACAAAGGAAGCCATGACTGGTTAGAATGGTTTAGGGATAACTTTCCCCCAAACCCTATTCGAGAAAACTTAATACTACAGTGGATCAGATGATCCTCTAAGGCACCTAGAAGGCCCTACAAGGGGCCTTTAAACTATTTATGGTATAAACACTATGACAACTCCTGCAGAGGTACTCATTGACCAAACCGTTGAATTTTTAAAACAAGTAGAAGGTTTTGAACCTGTTGCTAGAACACCTAAAGGTATAAAAGGTGGTAAATCAACATATGGATATGGATTTGAGTTTAAGAATGATAATAAAACTAGAGTAACAGACGGGGAGACAATAACAAAAGAAGAGGCAGAACCTATGTTAAGATACAAAGTTACTGAGCTTCACAATACATTTTCTGAAAGATATGAAAACTATAGAAATCTACCTTTAAACGTAAAGTTAGGGGTATTATCTTTTGGTTTTAATGCTGGTATAAATGTATTTGAAGACCCAAGTAATCAAACTTACTTACGTCCTGCATTGGATAGTGGTGATCCTACTAAACTAAAAGATGCTATAGGTCGTTTTGTTTATGGCCCAACACCCGAACAGGGAGCTATACTTAAATTACGTCGTATGAAAGAACGTGCTATTATGGATAATGAGGCTTACTTTGATGAGTTTTTATATAACCCATTTGATGACGGACGTAACCCTAGAGATGCTTCAAGGACAGTAGGCCCATGATTGACATTGAATCTCAGTTAAAAGATGACTTTAGGTTCTTTTTGACTGCTATATGGACACACTTAAACCTACCAGCTCCTACAAGAGCACAACTATGTATTGCTGAATATTTACAACATGGCCCTAAAAGACTCCAAATACAAGCGTTTAGGGGTGTGGGTAAGTCTTGGATTACTGCTGCATTTGTTCTTTGGACTTTATTCATTGACCCTGATAGAAAAGTTATGGTCGTCTCTGCTTCTAAGGATAGAGCAGACTCATTCTCAATCTTCTGTCAAAGATTAATCCTAGAGGTGCCTTGGTTGGCACACCTAAAACCCAAAAACGACGACCAAAGATGGTCACGTATATCGTTTGATGTGGGGCCAGCAGCCCCTCACCAAGCACCTAGCGTTAAGTCTGTAGGTATTACTGGTCAGTTGACTGGTAGCCGTGCAGACCTAATGGTACTAGATGATGTAGAAGTACCTAATAACTCCATGACGGAGCTCCAACGGGGCAAACTGTTACAGCTAGTTACAGAATGTGAATCTATACTTACACCTAAGAAAGACTCACGTATTATGTTTCTAGGCACACCACAGACTACCTTTACTATCTACAACAAACTAAGAGAAAGAAGCTATAGACCGTTTGTGTGGCCCGCAAGGTACCCACGTAAGGTTGCAATGTATGATGGCTTGTTAGCACCCCAGCTAGCAGATGACCTAGATACAGATGACTTGGCGTGGAAACCTACAGACACCAGATTTAAGGAAGCGGATTTACTAGAACGTGAGTCTTCTATGGGTAGGTCAAACTTTATGCTGCAGTTTATGTTAGACACTACACTGTCAGACAGAGAAAAGTTCCCACTTAAATTTGCAGACCTAATAGTTAATCCTATTAACCCTACACATGGCCCCGAAAACATTATTTGGTGCTCAGACCCTGATAACATTCTTAAAGATCTGCCTTGCGTTGGTCTTCCTGGGGATTATTATTACAAACCTATGCAAGTACAAGGGGAGTGGACTGAGTATTCCGAAACCATCTGCAGCGTCGATCCCAGCGGACGAGGTGCTGATGAGACAACCGCATGTTTTCTTAGCCAACTTAACGGTATAATATACCTACATGAAGTGTTTGCAACCAAAGACGGATATAGTGATAAGACTTTACTAACAATACTTAAGAAATGTAAGAAATATGGCGTGTCTACGCTGCTCATCGAGAGCAACTTTGGCGATGGTATTGTATCAGAGCTATTTAGA